ATGGAGAAATTTTTGCTGGTTCTCTAGTAGTATCAGCAGGAATTGATACAGTACAGATAAAAGGTACAGCGTAAATGGGAATTGTTAATCGTTCTGAAGATGATGTAGTAGTAGATTCCTCGCTACCCTCTGATGCCCTATCGAGTAAACAATTTGCGACTATTGTTGATGTTCTTAGTGAAGGTGAAATAGAAGGTTTTCCATCAGCAGCAGCATTTACAAAAGGCACAGCCAATTACAATACAGCAGCATTAAAAGATGTATTTTTAGGTAAAACTCCAGTATTAAGAGCTAGTGCCGATCCAACAAATACTCAAGCTACCGATTTTAATTTCCAAGACGTAGAGTTTGAGCCTAGATTTGGTACGTCAAATCAAACATTTATTTCTGGTATTGCCAATATTGAATCTGAAACTAATGTCGGATCAAAAGTAGAAAATGGAACTCCAATATCAAGACAGATAACAAACTCTAATATCAATGCTGTTAGAGTTACTCTCCGTTTTAATGGTTTACAGACATTTGAAACCAACGGAGATGTTAATGGTGCAACAGTAGAGTTAACGATAAAAATTATTCAAAATAATGGAACGACAAGCACTCCAATATCTGACACAGTAACAGGAAGAACTTCATCTGCCTATAACAGAGATTATCGAATTGACCTACCCAGTAGTCTTAATTATCCAATAACAGTTCAAGTAGCAAGAGTAACTGCTGATGCTACTGATCCAAATAGATTAAGAGATGAATTTTTCTTCCAATCTTTTACTGAAATTATTGATGAGCAAAGACCTTATCCTGATATTGCTCATTTAGCTTTAAGATTTGATTCTGAACAGTTTTCATCTGTTCCAAGACGAATGTATAAAGTTCGCGGGGTAAAAATAAAAATACCTCATAACGGAACTGTAGAAGCTGCAACAGGAAGAATAACTTACACAGGAACATTTAATGGAACGCTTACTACAACTAAGGTTTGGTGCTCAGATCCAGCTTGGATACTATTTGATCTTTTAACAAATGTCAGATATGGATTGGGAGATCATATTACTGAAGCTCAACTAGATAAATATGCTTTTTATAGTGCTTCTGTTTATTGTTCAGAGTTGGTAGATGATGGTGCAGGAGGACAAGAACCTAGATTTAGTTGCAATACTATTTTGCAAGCAAGACAGGATGCTTATGAAGTTGTAAATTCTCTTACTTCTGTAATGAGATCAATAAGTTTTTGGACTGCTGGTTCTCTTACAATTTCACAGGATAGACCTACAGATCCTAGCTATTTGTTTAATCTATCAAACGTAACATCAGCAGGATTTGGATATTCTGGTACGAGTCTTAAGACAAGAGCAACAGTAGTTTCTGTGTCATATTTTGACATGGATAACCAAGAATTAGACTTTGAAACTGTAGAAGATGCCTCTGCAAAAGCTAAATATGGTGTTTTACACAAGAAAATTACAGGATTTGGATGTAGTTCAAGGGGTCAAGCTGCAAGATTAGGTAGGTTTTTATTATTTGAGGAACAAAATTCTACTGAAACAATTAATTTTACTACTGGTTTATCAGAGGGAGTTGTTGTAAGACCAGGGCAAGTTATTGAAGTTAGCGATCCAGTTAGAGCAGGACTAAGAAGGGGAGGCAGAATAAAATCAGCAACAACGACAACTGTCACAGTAGATAACACTGAAGATACAGATTTAGATGCAACAAACAATCCAACACTCAGCGTTATCCTGTCTGATGGATCGGTAGAAACTAAACCTGTAAGTGGTATCTCTGGTGCTGTTATTACAGTATCTTCCGCTTTTTCATCTGCTCCAAATGCAAATAGTGTTTGGATTTTAAGTAATACCACTTTGCAAACTACTCAATGGAGGGTGGTTAGCGTAACTGAAGATAAAGATAATTATGCAATTATTGGAACGGCTTACAACTCAGGGAAGTTTGCATTTATTGAAGATGGATCTCCTTTACCTGTTAGAAATGTAACGATATTAAATGCACTAAAAGATGCTCCTACTGATTTAACTGCTACTCAACAGTTCTATGTTGAAAATCAAAAAGCAAAAGTAAAGATTATTCTTGATTACGAAGCTGTTCAAGGTGTCAGTCAATATAGGATTCAATATAGAAAAGACAATGGAAACTTTGTTAGTACTACTGTTACGGGAACAGATTTTACAATATTTGATGCGAGTGAAGGCACTTATGAATTTAGAGTATTTAGTTTAAATGCAGCATTAGAAGCATCAGCAGAACCAGCTACATTAACAAAAGATTTTGCAGGAAAAACCGCAATTCCAGCAGATATAACAGGGCTTACTGCTGAACCAATAAATAATAAACTGATTCGTTTGAAATGGAATAGATCAACAGATATTGACGTTACTCATGGCGGTCTTGTTTATATCAGACACGATAGTTCTGGAACTGATGGCACTGGTACGTTTGAAAAGTCTGTTGACTTAATAGAAGCTGCTCCAGGTAACTCAACTGAAGCGGTAGTCCCTGCTATTACTGGAGAATACATCCTTAAGTTTCAAGATGATGGTGGTAGATTTAGTGCAGGAGAGGCCAGCGTTGTTGTAAATATTCCAGAAATAACTAATGATTTACTTGTTCAAACCAGAAGAGAAGATTTAGATAGTCCTAAGTTCCAGGGTGTGAAAGTTAATACAGCTTTTGATGCCACGACAAATTCTCTTAACTTAACGGGTGCAGGACAATTTGATAATATTGCTGATTTTGACGCTGAAGGATCATTAGATGATGTTGGAGGAATATCCCCATCAGGCACTTATGACTTTGCTTCTACCTTAGATTTAGGTGCAGTATTTAGTCTTGACTTAGTAAGACATTTTAAAACAGAAGGTTTTTATCCAGCAGATTTATTTGATTCAAGAACAGCAAATTTAGATACTTGGACAGACTTTGATGGAACAGATGCTAATGATGTAGATGCTCAATTATTTGTACGCACCACGCAAGATGATCCTTCTGGTTCTCCTACATACAGCGACTTTCAAAACTTCACAAGTGGTATGTTCAAAGCAAGAGCATTTCAATTTAGAACAGTTCTTACCAGTAATGATCCAGCACAGGATATTAGAGTATTTCAATTAGGTTACTCAGCAAAATTAGAACAAAGAACAGATCAAGGAACTGGTCAAACTATAACTTCATCGGCAGGAGTAACTACAGTTCCATTTACTTCTCCGTTTTTCGTTGGAACGTCTGCACTTGGAAATCTTAACCAACATTTACCAACAGTTAATGTTACTGCTCAGAACTTAGCTTCTGGCGATTTCTTTGAAATATCAAATATAACTGCAAGTAATTTTCAGATACATTTTAAAAATTCATCAAATGCTTCTATAAGTAAGCAATTCACATTTACGGCTGTTGGTTTTGGAAAAGGATAGTATAATAGGATCAATGTTACTTTTCTAAATGGCTAGAGTTGATAACACAGGTGGGGCAGGGTATGTCATAGACAATGGAACGGGTGCTGCTGTCCGAACAAAATTAAATCAAATTACTGCTGCTATCAACTCTTTAAATAGCGGTTCTGGCGATCCATCAATAAACTCAGCTTTTCAACCACACATTGATACAGGAAGTTCATTATTCAAGATAAGAAACGCAGCAAATAACGCATATGTAACGATAGGAAATATCAGTTTAGATAATTTAGGTCATGTTGTAGCAGCAAGTCCTACGATGACAGGTGATGTTACGATGTCATCTACTGGATTCTTAAAAGTTCCTGTTGGCACAACAGCACAAAGGCCAGGATCAGCAGCAGCAGGACAGTTTAGATATAACTCAACTACAGGACAATTTGAAGGTTACACAAATGCTTGGGGGTCTATTGGAGGTGGTGCTGGAGCTACTGGAGGAGGTAATGATGAGGTATTTTTTGAATCGGACACTAACGTAACGACAGATTATACGATAACATCAGGAAAAAATGCACACACAGTTAGCCCTGTTATAGATAGTGGCGTTACTGTGACTGTGCCATCTGGCAGTTTACTTGTTATCCTTTAATTATGGCTTTAAACATTAATGGTACAACTGGTATTTCTGGAGTTGACGGATCAGCTTCCGTACCAGCATTACAGGGAACAGATAGTAATACAGGAATAAATTTTGGAACTGATATTGTCAATATCAATACAGGTGGGTCGACTAGAGCAACTATAAATAGTTCTGGGAAATTTGGTATAAATACAACAAGTCCAGTCGGAAAATTAACAGTAGACGAAAATAATGCAAGTGAGCATTTTCAACTAAGAAATACCACTAACACGAGCAATTTTTCAGCCTTTGGTGTTGATACTTCATTCAACTTGAGATTATATGTCAATGGTTCAACTGAACGTTTGCGTATTCTAAATGATGGAAGAGTTGTAACACAGGGGCTTGATGGAAATACAGACATAACAACTAC